AAAGCGTATAATCAGAACCTAAAGCAATAGATTCAAATTGTATCTTATCATCAACGCCATCGAAGGCTAATGAATATATATTTTGGAAGGCTGGCGGTGTTGGTGTACTACTAGGATTGACAGTTCCACCTGTACCTAATTTTGGTACGAATAAAGCTTTAAATTTTGTTCTTTTTGGATTGTATATTATAGCCATAATTAGTTTATTGGTAAATCACAATTATCATAAGGAAATGGTATTTCAAAACCTACGTTTAAAACCCAACCTGTTACTTCATCTTCAAATCTTTCAGTAAATGAGGTCATACTCCCTGTTTTTACTAAGTTTACTTGCATCCAATTTGTACCTGATGATACAATATCAGTCTTTTGTTCAAAGTATGCAAGCATATCAAATAACACTTGAGACGTATCACTCTTTACATCGTTCTCATCTTTTTCATCTTTTTGAACTATACCCATACATAGCACATTAAAGTTCCAAGATAGAAACTTATTATTCAATGTTACCGCACCATCTTGAACCCACAAAAGATTGTAGTTAAAATCTGCTAATTGGTTATGCTCTACAACTTCCCATAAATCGCCATTACCAAATGAGTTTACTTGTAAATGCTTACTAGCAAAAGATTTAAATTCATCTATTATTTGGTTGTAAGTTAATACCATTATTCACTAAAGTATTTATAATCATCTCTCCAACAACTTGAGTTTCCGCCACCTAAATAAAATTTAGTTTGGAAGGCGGTTTTTCTTGGTGTTAAATCATCTGATGATTCGGTGTATTTAGGAAATAAATTGTCATTTTCACATAAGTAATTAATTAACCTAGCTTCTCTTTCTTCCGCTTTATTCTTCCATTCGTCTCTTAGAAATTGTAATTGGTTAAAATCAATAGGGTTTGAATTTTCACTAGATTTTGTCCCTATGCTTTTATTTCTGTACTTAAACAACATAGATACCGAACACTCATAAACAGTCCATTGTAACATACAAGGTGCAATATAGTCATCTAACAAAGTTGTATCATTTGCAGTTAAGGTTGGCGGTACTGCAGAGATTTTACTTTTTAAATCTTCATATAAAGGTGTCCCAAGAATAGGGTGTATTCTCAATTCTTGACAATCTCTAATACTAGGCAATATGAGTTTCATATCGACATTTTCATCAATTATACTATTATTTTTGACGTAATCTTCTGATATAAATAATACTGCCATAATTATCTTTTTAATCTAACGACCTGTTGCTCCCATATGTGTCTGCAAAATGGTCTATGAATATCTGTATTGGGTATTGTGTACCAACCCCCTCTTTTTGTAAATATGTCTAACCCTGTTTGACCAAAATCGTTTTTTAATAACTTCAACTGATCTAATGTATAAGACCTATTTAACGCTATCATTTGACGGCAAAAATCTCTAGTTGTAGGTATTACGGTTGGACCACTTGCGTCAGGTCTTTTAATATACTTGTAAACAACAAAAATATCTTCATCAGGCTCTTGTATTGATTCCTTCCCATCTTTAGTAGGTTTAAAATCTCTATCTAAAGCTCCAACGTCAACAAGTTTAGAAATAACATCGTTAACTTCTTCAATTTCAATATTTAACGCTTTTGCAATTTCAGTAACAGGCATTTTAGAATCTTCAACTAATAGGTTTAGCACATTCTTCTCTATATCTGTTAAAATTCTATCTAACTCAAAGTCCCAATTTCTTAAATATTTATCTTCAAGATTTTGAGCTTCAGCCATATTACAAATAGGGTTATGAAACTTTTGCAACACCTCTAACTCAGATTGTCTATATCCGTAATGTTTTAATTGGTCAAATAAATAATCATCTGATTGACTACTCATTCCTATTTCATGTGTACTATTTAAAGGTGCTAAGCCGATTTTTTCTCTAATTTCATTTTGAGTCATTACTCCTAGCATAGCTTGCTCGCTTAAAGCTTGTTGAACAGGCTCTATTTTGCATATTTTTAAGCACTTAGGAAGCCCATTAAATACCAATATCTCATTAAATACTTGATTAAAAATCATTTGCTCAGGGTCAATATACAAGTTTTGATACAATTCGGCTGCACTTCTCATCTCATCTGCATTATTCCCAAACCCTGATGTATCTTTAATACCGAAAAGCATAGGACTTGTAATAGAATGTGCTGTATATATCTCTTCTCTTATTTGAGTATTTAAATTAATAAACCTATCATCTTGTCCATTTGTAGGTATAGGAGTTATTTGTGGGTGGTCGCTATTTTGGTCTGTAAATGAAAGTAAAGGTTTGCCCGCATTATCAGTACCTGTAGCATACTCTTTAAACCTTCTTTCAATTGCTCTCATTTCTTCCTCTGTTGGCTCTCCATTATTAAAGCTCACAACATATCCTGAGGTCAAATTGTTTTTTATATTTTGTAAAGTAAAATTAGCTATTTCTGCGTCTGCTTCAAGATAAGGCACACAGGCAATATAATCAGGTAAAGGGTATTCTTTTAAATCAGGTCTATACTCTTTATAATACAATATGTAATTCTTATCAGGACTTGTATCATCACTAAATGGAAACAACTCAAGAGTTTTAAAATCTTCGTTGTCCATTGGGTTTCTAGTTTTCCAATCTTCAGTATAGTAATAAATACCATCTTCAACCGCCTTTCTAACATTGCTAAAATCTATATGTTCTACACTAGCTATATTACCCTTTGCGTCAGTAGTTAATTGAGCTGTAAAACCGCCAAATATTTTTTTATCTTTTGCTAACTTTTGTAGCAATTCAATCATAGTGTCGGTATCATTAGGGTGTCTTAAAAATAACTCAACCCTAGCTTTTTCCTGTAACGTTAAATAGCCATAACACTCAAACCCTTTTCCAACAATAAAATTAACCTTTGAGTTTATTATTGTATTGTGCTTACTTGACTCATTATATAATTTAATAAGGTAATCAGGATATAAATTTTTATATGGTCGTTCAGTTCCATACTCCCAAAAGTCTCCTTTTCTTGACTCTTTAAATACAGGCAATTCATAGCCTTTTCCAAATGATAATGGTATTAATTTAACACTCATAATTAACTAGGTTGATAAACAATATTAGTTTTAGGTAATGGTATGTGCTCTGTAAATGTAGGTACACTACTTTGGTTTATTAATCTAATAATACCTCTTTCAACTATACCATTTGCAAGAATAGGGTCAAGATTTGTAGCACTAGACTGTTGATAAACACAATACGTCCAAAACCCAAGACCTTTTAAAATAAGACTTCCTGACAATGCGTTATCTACACCTTCAGTAAATGAAAACTTATTGTTTGTGTTTGTGCTTGTATTTGCCATTATGCAGTACTTGTATTCTTTTGTGCTTTCGTTTTTAAACTCAAATAAATATGTAGGATTGCTTATTGTGGTTTTTTCTCTCAGAGTAAAAATCAAAACATTAACACTATCCTTATTTATTATCTTCATCTTCTGATTTTTTCTTTGATTTAGCAAAAACGTCTGCACCCTGTTTTTTTAAAATATCTTTATTTTGATCAATAATAGGTATTTTGAAGCCATTTCCAACCCAAATTTTCCCTTTTAAACCTTTTTTAAACATAATATTAGTTTTTAGTCTTATTAAATATATGTGAAAAAAACGACATATTACAAAAAAAGACCACCTATAAAAGATGGTCTTCAATGAACGAGAATGAAACTAAACGTGAAACTCTATGAAATAGTTAATCCAGCAACAACAGAACTTGGTATTTCAAATGGTGGCTCTGGCTCTTTTGCCATTAATTGAATGTCATATCCATTTCTATCACCATAAGCAGTACCTGTGTTGGCAATTAAACTAGTACCCTCTGCATATTGTTGGAAACCTAATCCCCAATAAACACCTTGATTATCCTTACAAATTACCGCTAAGTTTGCAAGAATCATAATTTTTAATTCGTTGGTTTTAGTTGCAGAAAACTTATTAATTGAGAAACCAATAACACCTTCCGAAAATCTTGTGCCATTAGCGGTGTCAACATTTGTGGTTGCAACAATACTACCAACCTCTTTTTTAATTTCGTATTTAAACCACGTTCCTGCGGTTATAGTGGCAATTAAAGAACTGTTAGAACCGTCAAGAGTATAGGCGGTCATTAATTCTCTATTAATTAAATACAACTCTTCAAGACCTCCAACTCCATCGTTGCAATCTCTAGTGAATCCTGATGTTAATAAACAAGGCATATATATAAATATTGTGAGGGTTATATTTCAAACCCTCTAATTATTAATTCTACTATTAAGGTACTAAAGTGAACTGAACAATTTCATCAGGAAATGCTACATTAACACCTCTTCTGAAAGCCATAGTCACTTTGTAAATTCTATCATTTTCATCATACCAAGAACGAACATCTGTACTTTCTTCGTCATTTAAATCAACTCCAATGTAGATGTTAGAAGCTTTCATTAAGAACATTCTATTTGTTCCTGTCAAACCTACTGTTGCAACAACCTCAACATTTGGAAAACCAACTAATGGCATTACATCTGTTTGTCCTTCACTTATGTAGTGAAATAAGTTATTACTAAAAATTGATTGTTGATATTTTAAGAAAGTGTCATTACCAACAAATAATTTTAAATCATCTGCGTCTTGTACGTCCTCAGGTATTTGAAGAACCATATCAGTCATTAAGTCTAACACATTT